AAAAGGGTCATAGAAAGTAGGATACTTTTCAACTTCCCAATTAAGTCCTGAGTATTCTAACGCTTCTGTTATTGTTGGTGGTTTATTCAACCTTACACCTTCGCCATGCCAAGGTGTTTCACCAACATACATCATTGAATCAATTACTGCTGGCATATTGCCTCCTGTTTAATATTCTAGTGTTAAGTTTTCTAAACAATCCAAGCACACTAGATTTTCTTGGACATTGTTTTCTATTTCTTGAGGTATATATTCTTGATTAGTATGTTCACATTGCATTAGTCACATACCTCACAAGATTCATTAACAACTGGTATAGATTCTTCCTGCTTAAATTTGATATTAGCTTTAATTTTTATATGTTGTATTTCTTCACGTAACTTTGATGCATCTCTGCGTCTTTGACCGCTATTGTATAGACTTAGACTATGAATTATCATATCTACTTCGCTAACATCAAACCATATACCAATTTGTTTAGTACCATCGTTTTTAGTTCGTATCATTTTTTAAAACTTTCTTTTATTATTTCTTGAGTCTCTAGTTTATTTTCTTCTATTAGATTAGATAATTCTCTAGCATCTGAAATAATTAGTGGTTTACCTGTTCCTAGGCTGTCTAAGAACTTTTGTATTTTGTTTAATAAATCAATCGTGCTCATTGTAACTCCCATTTATGTTAAAACTCGCAGGGGAGAAGGTCGAGGTACTGAGTCTGATCCTGACGTTCTCTCTAGTGTTCTCCCCGTTAACCCGAGTTATTGTTCTATGATTTCATGCTCCATATTTGGTTGCAGATAATCAACTTTTTGTTTTACTATTTCTGCAATTTCACGAGTTTTGTATGTACCCATTAATCTTTCATAGAATACTGGTACAGAATTAGTTAACTCTTTTCTGTCTTGCATTAATACTCTTGCTGTAACAAGTCCACCATTGTAAAAACCAGATTTAGTTTCTTCATTAAGACACTTTAACGCTTCTTCCCAATATTGTTTATAAACGTCTTTTTTCCACATTCTTGTGTTTCCTTTAGTCTTTTTTGTCTGAATCACTTGAAACATATGTTTCCTTTCTGTCTTTAGTTATAATGACCTCTGTTACTCCAAAGTTGTCCATAGTAGTGAGCAACCTTGATAATTGTGCTGATGATTGATTTTTATGTTCTACCATCGTAGCACCATTAACCAATATCTCTATATTGTATCGGTCTTTTGTACTTACTTTGTCAGCTACACGTTGCGTAACGTTCCCTGCAAATCTTAGTACATTGTTTAAGCCAAATGCTAAATAACCCATTGTTCTACTTAGCTGACTTACAAATGCCAACTTACTCATGATGACATCCTTTCACTCACGTGATCTACGTGCATATCTATTTTATCTTCTATTTGACGTAGCTCATCTGGAGTAATTGTGTATTCAAAATGGTCAGCAACTAGATTTTGCTCCATTGCTGTACCTGTATTAGCGTGTTCTTCAAAACATTTAGGGCAATACAATACATCTTGAATACGGGTTTTTGATACCCCCAGTTCTTCGTTTATCTGGGGCTGAGTGTAATCTTTATACTTAACTTCTTGATGCTGTAGTGTAGCATCTGGATGATAATAACATTTCATTTGTAACTCCCTTGTTTAAAATGCATAGATAAAGGAAGCAGTTGTATATTTGAGACACAAGAAGGTAGCTTCCTTTATCTATTATCATGTATGACGTTAAGTGTATTGAAATTAGGTAAACTAGACGTTAGTGTCAAGTTTGTATATTATAATTAGACATTTATTTGTTATTTATGTACAATATGTCTATATTTTTAAAACACTGGAGGCGTGTTATGAGTAAAGAAAACTTATTAAATTGGTTAAAATCAACAGAGATTCCTTTAACTGTAATATCTAAAAAAACTAATATTTCTAGAGCTACATTATATAACTGGATCAATGGGGGTGAAGTAAGAAACAAATCATACAATAAAATGTATGATTGTTACAAAGAAAACATCGAACTACACAATACAGACATTAAACTAGAAATGGGAGAAAATAATATGGAAGCTCAGTACATTATTGATTTACAAAAAGAAAAAATTGAAAGATTAGAGTCTGAATTACAAAGACATTCAGAATCTCCATTCCAATCTTCTTTATGGAATGATATACAATTTCAAATGTATAGTGAAGTAGAAATAACTTTTACTTTTCCTAATTATGTAGGAAGAAGAATGACTATGCTTACTGGCAAAAGATATATAAAAAAGTTTATGGGTTATAATGATAAAGAAATTGATTTCTATTGGCAAATAGGTAAGTATTATAAAGAGTTTAAAGAACATCCTATTGATGAAATTATAGCTGAAAAATCTTTAAGTACTTTAAATGAAAGAATTAGAACATTGCCTACGTTATTTGAAAATCTAAAACATATGATGGGTAATCATTATGTACCAATACCAATTTCTTTTATATGTAAAAATGGAGAACTTTTACATACTATTGCATACAATAAAATTGATTGGTTAAAGAAAAAAGTTCAAACTAAAACTGAATTTATTATAGATGATTGATTAGCATCACACTGCAACCCTGACATTTCTTCTACTGTCACGTATGTTGCAAACCTGTGGTAGATTCTTTATGCCTTGTACTAAACTATCATTTCATATATAGTTTTTCCAATGGTGGCGTGTACGTACTTTGCTTGTTAATGCAGCATGATGCTAAAGTTGCCTATCATTTGAGTTAAAGGTGAGTCATGACTAGTTCTTATCTTTTTCAGGACCTTTACTCTTAATCTTAACTGTATACGCTCAAAGAACACACCGATGCTGTTAGTGTTTTTAGTCTAGACTTCGGTACATTGAGTCGCAGGAGATATGATAGGCTAATATTATGATGTGTGGTTTTTCGGTCTATCTTCACGCACATAGTTTTTTTATGCTAGACTCATCAAATATTTAGGCAAACTCTGCGTCTCGCAACGGATTCTGGTTTATTAAGCTGATATAACCTCGTCAGGAACTGTTTAAAGACTTTAGAAGAGCTACTTCTAGTACATCTAATAAGCACAAATTGTTCCAGCTGTCAGTTTCAAGTACTATGAACAACTACCTCTTATAACTGTTAGTTTTCTACGCTTCAGCACCTAATATTGTTTATTTAGAATATTTACGACCACCTGCAGTCAGTTTATATTCTTTGACTAATTCAACACCTTCTCCTTTGTAAAATGGTTCTACCCATTTAATGCAGCGTACCATTTTCTTTCCATAATCATCGTATTTCTCTTCTTGATGCATGTGTTGAGGTATTTGTGCTATTTTGTTCTGATCTTTATACCAGAACGAATGCCAATGACCTTTAACACGTACAAGGTGTTTTAGTTTTCTAGTTACTTTAGTGCCGTCTTTCTTACTATAGTAGACAGCATTATTTTTCTGACCATTAATATAAGCAGTTCTAGTACTACCTAATATTGTATGGTCTGTTTGTGTTAGTTCTCTGTGAATGAACTTTCTAACACGATTCTTAGCTATTGGTTTTTCATCCATTTTAACAAATACTGCGTCTGTGTTTACGGAAGTAATGTATAATACAGTTTGTATAGCTAAATTAGAATACTTATAAATTCTAGCATTACTTTCTTCTTCTTTTTCATACATTTCAATATCAATACATACTACTTTATCTATAGAATTTTGTAGTTGTTGTTTTATATTGTTTCCGTGAGGTATTTTTAATTCCCAGTATACTGTTTCTGGGTCAATAGGACTTATATACTTTCCGTGTTTGTTATTTTTTGGAGGTTTTGCATACATTGAAATTCTCAATATATTGCAGTCAACCATTTCTTCTAAATTAACAAACATTCCTTCAAACTCTATTTTATCATCACAACAAGTACAACTTTCCATTGAAAACTTAGGTGGAAACATTAAGTAAAATGACCTATTAGGAGATTTTATATAATCTGTGCTTGTTGGAAACTCAGTGTCTAGCAATGCATTTGCTAAATCTTCTGTAAGGATAAATAGATTGTTTTCTTCTTGAGCAAACATGTGAAAATGAAACATAGTACGTGCCATTTTATTTAACATATTTTCTACAGAAAGTAAATTTTCACCACCTAGTTTACCTTCAACTTTTTCGTTTAATTTCTTACTATCTCTTACTTTTTTTATGTTTTTTATAAAATCTATAGCTAATAATTGAGTGTATAATTGATGTGCTAAAAGAAACATAATAGACCTAAATGCTTTTGTTTCTGCAAAAGCAACTGGAAGCCAACTAGTATCTGATTTTACTTTTTGGTCTGTAGGTATTTCTATATTTCTTACTTCAACAATATTTTCCAATCCTGTTTGTTTTAATGCAGCATCTACATATGTGTCTATGTGACTTAAAGGTATCTCTATTATTGTATCAGATTCTATTAATTCCTGATGTTTTTCCCAGTTATAACTACTACCTATATCTCTAATTGCAGTAGGTACATCTTTAAAGTTATTGTCAAATTCAGCACTACGCATGAATCTTTCATATATCATCATTCTTGGTACATGGATCATGTGACCTCCTTTCTTGTTATTTGTTGCTTGTTAGAGGGTTCTTCCGTTATAGACTAGTCTTTTGGGACTAGTCATAATAATGAGCCGAAGGCACATCATTAAGGAACATATGAGGTACTTTTGTACCCCATACATCCCATTAATCTAGAACGGAGATTCTTCTGCTGTAGCTGTGGCAGGCGTTGGTAAACCTCTATCTATGAGATACCTACTAACCTTATTCTTACATGCTTGCATAGTTTCTTCTACTAAGTACATTTTATTCTTAGCGAGTTCCTTAACAACCATTTGAAACTCTTCATCAGAGTTATCTTGGTCTTTTACAAACATATTAACAAACCAATCAGCGTCTGTAGTAGCTACATCCTTTAATTGGATAGTCTCATTAATCCAGCCATTTTCCGTATTCTTAGACCTATTAAACCAGACATTTTTTGGTCTGTCTTCTTTAATTTTCTTAAAATACGCTTTAACTATTTTCTCTAACTTTGTCATACTATGACTCCTATTACTTTGGTTTGATATATCAGAGTTGACATACCAGAGATAAAGGAAGAAGTTTAGCCCACGACACGGGGTCATGGGCTAGTATGGCTATTCTTGGAAATATCTATTAGCCTCTTCTTGAGCTAGTATCTCTGTAGGATAATCTTCTTTGCTTATGCCTACAAGTGAACCTTTTTCAGATATGAATTGAAAATACTCATCAGTAGTAGTAAATAATGTCGACATTTGTAACTCCTTAGTTAGTTAATTATTCAGAGATAAAGGAAATTTTATATGCCTATTAATGGTTCTGTTCTCGAGCTAACTTTCCCAAAACTGATACTGATAAAACAATACTTTATTACGCCTGTAACAGGTTATGTAACGCTAGGGCTTTTGCCTATAAGGGCATAGATAAAGGAAAAAGGGGAGCTTCAGCTCCCCTATCATTACCACAACTTCATTCCATTGCTGAGAAGGACTTTTACGTGGTTTCTAAATTATCTATTGGCTCATCTTTAGCTATCATTTCATTGAAGGTATCTTTACCTGTATCAATGGTGTATGATGCTAGTTTTGAGATACGTTTACTACCTTTAGCAACGTAGATACCAGCTATAACAGTTGTACCTATAGCAAAGTAGCCAGTATTCTTTGCAAGGTTTTTAGTTTGATTGAATAGTTTCATATGAACTCCTATTTATTGATTGATATCATAGATAAAGGATTTCAACTACATTAGGTAACTGTAAGGATTAGTAATAGATATGCGTGTGAGTGTGTGTATATGGGGGTGTATCTGATACGGTGGTAGTACGAGGTGTAGCGGGCTGCGAGGTACGAGCAGGGGTAAGCTACCTCATGTACGTAAGGGTGGGTAATATAGTTACGTGTGAGTTGACGTGTGAAGTAGTAAGTAACTTCAACGAACTCAACTTAGATGATTGAACTCAACCTAATCTAACCCAAGCACCCCGATTTCATGGGGGTAGGGTAACGTATATATCTCTCACACACATTCTACGATCAATTTCTACAAGAGTACGGAACAACTAAATGTATTTAGGCGTTGTAATACCATAACTTGCAACCTTAACTTAAAGTAAAGCTTTAATAATGAAACGAATCTATGAAATATTTAATATGCAGTCTGGTAAATGGGAATCACAGGAAATGACTGAGGCTGAATTTAACACAATGCAGGCGAAAATGGACATGCAAAGTGATATGCTTGAAGCTGAGTATGAAATTATTACCAAAATAATTTCCCAGAAACTGCATTCTAATGAGGATAAAATTGAGAGTATGGATTAAAGTACTTAGTCTATATAAGACTCAAGTACTAGGATAAGTACTAGGTACTACTATAGTACTAGGTACTAATAAAGACATGATAGAAATAAAACGAAGAATTAATCATAAAACAGCTATGTATCCTATCTACACAAAGGAAGAGGCTGATACAAAAAAGCTAAAATATGTTTATTGGAAAGAGTGTGATACAGGAGAGTGGGGGCTAACAGATGATAATTACGTAGCTGAATGTATATCTCGCTCTGAATACACAGATAAGAACGGCAATGCACGTACATTTATCAAATTAAGCTGTGGTGTAGGTTGGTGTTCGCAATTTTCTAAAATAGAATTTGAGCTAAATAGAGCATATAATGTCTATTCTAAGACCAATCCAGCAAAAGACTGGAAAGAGCAAGAAGCTGGAACGACCAGAGCAAAGAATACGGTAGCAGCATACGCAAATATGCTGTTATCAGGGGATAAGGTGGATTTTTCTCAGTTAGGGAACATCTATCGCCCAGATCAAAAGATACCTGAAGCAACAGTACGCAGGTTTTTAAAACAGAAAGTAGCAAAACGCATGGTAGAGAAAAAATTAAAAGATTTATTAACCCAAAAGAGTGTTAATAAGGAGTTTGCAGTAGATAACCTACTGCGTGCTCTGCATATGGCAGAGGGAAAGGGAGATGTAAACAATTTTCTTAAGGCAAATGACTCCATAATGGATTTACTAGAGATGAAACCTAGTAAAAAGGTCACTACGGATACCGTACAGATCGATTTAACCAAACAAATAGCTGATACGATAGCAACGGAGGAAAAGAAACTCGTATTACAAAGGAAAGAAGAAACAAATGAGCAGGATAACACCTGATTACGATTATGATATTGCAGATGAATATATTAAAGAAGACCAATTAGAAGTGGCAGTAAGAGCATTACACGTTATTGCAGCAATGCCCTCTTCAGAGCCTGAGTTCCTATCTAGTGTGGCATTAGATGCATTAAAAGAAATGGAAACATATGGGCTTATGTATGATTGGAGTGAAGATGGATAACCAATATGAATGGATAGATGGTGATAATCGCTATGTATTACGTGCTGATAAGTGGAATTGGATAATTATAGCAGGTAAGTCTGATGTAGATGATGATGTTTTTTATAGCAATGCTGATAGATGGTACTTTGTGGACTTTATTGAGTTTTCTAAAAAGCTATTTAGTATCCATTCCAGAAAAGAAGTTATGAAATTGGGATTTGATAAGCTCCCACAAGTATTTACCAACGCAGAAAAGAAATTAGAACGAATTTATTCTATTTTAAACAGTGTTGAAGAAAAAGAGAAGTTAGGTGTTAAAGATATTAAGCGATAATGTTCGCATATTGCCCTTTAATCGAACGAAAGTGTGCATTTGCGACTGATTGTAAGGATCATAAACATTGTGGGCTTAAAACAGGCGATTATGAGCTTACAAAAATTCATAATCTAAGCTCATGCCCTAAACCAAAGAAAAAACGTGGAAGAAGATAAGAAAAAAGTAATTAATAAGCTGAAAGGCAACATGATTATGTTTGGCAAGATAGCTATGCCTAATATGTTTACAGCACCTTCTCCAGATTTCCACTATAGAATTGCTGATGCTTTACTTGACGATGCCTCCAGACAAGTAAACATCATTGCCCCTCGTGGTCATGCTAAGTCCTCCATTGTTGGTGGAGTGTTTCCACTCTACCATATTATGCATCACGAGGGTGCAAAACTTATTGTACTTGTGTCAAGAACGCAAGACCATGCTATAAAATTACTAGGTACAATTAAAGATACACTAGATTATAGTCAGACATTTCGTGCTATATATGGATACTGGGGACAGCATTCTGCACGGCAATGGGCAAAATCAGAAGTAGAGCTAAAAGATGGCTCAATGATTATTTGTAAAGGAACGGGTCAACAGCTACGTGGAATAAAGGTAGGCTCTCAAAGACCTACGCTTATTATCGTAGATGACCCTGAAGATGAGAATAATACTAAGACCGCTGAAGCAATGGAACAAAACCTACGTTGGTTATTGCAGTCAGCAGTTCCATCACTAGACCCAAAAAAAGGTAAGATAATTGTAATTGGGACACCGCAGCATCAACGCTGCTTAGTAGAAGTATTAAAAGAGATGAAAGGATGGAATAATATGCACTTTGCTCCAGATATGGAGAAAAAAGTTGCATTATGGGAAGAATGGCAGCCCATCAAAAAACTACAGCAAAAGAAAGAAGAATTAGAGTCTATTGCACGGGTAAGTGTGTTTTACAGAGAATACCTGTGTCAAATTGTAGGAGATGAAGACCAGCTCTTCAAAGAATCCTATATTAAGTATCATAACTATAAATTAGAGTTGGATAGTGATAAACAACACTATTTGACAGATGGGGAAGAAACAATCCCTGTCAATGTCTTTATGGGAGTTGATCCTGCCTCCTCAATACGCAAGACGGCTGATTACTCGGTGATAATGCCAGTAGCAGTTGACAATCAAAACAATCGGTATATTCTAGAATACTACCGCAAACGAGCAACTCCCATGAAATTGGCAGAAAGTATCTTAGAGTATTTTAAGATATATCGACCTGTAAAAGTACGTATTGAGTCTGTTGGCTATCAGGAAATGTTACGAGATTATTTAAGACAGCGAACAGAAGAAGAAAATTTATTTATTTCAGGATTAGAGATAAAAGAAATACCACGCTCTAGTAAATCTTCAAGATTAGAGACAATGGAGCCTTATTTTGCACAAGGCAAGGTATTCATGAAAAAAGAAATGTTAGATATGAAAGATGAATTGCTATTATACCCTAGAGGTAAGCATGATGACTTACTAGATGGATTATATTATGCAATGAAAAAGTGTTATACACCAAATCATATTGTAGAGAGACAAGAAAAAAATGAAAGGAGGTATACAGAGAAGAACGATGATATAAGTTGGAAGATTGCTTAATTTGGAACTTTTTACTTAAAGTAATAGTTTAACCTAGCAAATACCTAATATTTATATATACGTATATTGTCAAATACAAAACATTCCGAAGTACAACTAACACACGACCTTCTTAAAGATTACAGTGCATCCAGAGATAATTGGGCAAAGCAAGCTGTAGAAGACAATGAGTTCCGCAATGGAAAGCAATGGACAGAAGAACAGGCTAAAGCCTTACGTGCTCGTGCTCAAGAACCAATAGTTGTAAATGTAATTCATTCTGCAGTAGAGCAAGCAAAAGCAATGCTTACTGCTAATAAACCACGATTTCAGTCTACAAGTAGAGAGACCAGCGATACAGAAGTTGGTCGTATTTTTTCTGATTTGATGTCCTACATATGGGATCATTCTAATGGAAATGTAGAACTCAAGCAAAGCATCGATGACTACTATGTTAAAGGCATGGGCGTTATGATGGCGTATACTGATCCTGATAAAGACTTTGGTCGTGGTGAAGTTTGCTTAAAATCCCTAGACCCTCTAGAAGTTTATTTTGACCCTAATAGTAAAGACCCATTTGCACGAGATGCAGGGCATATTATTGTTGGTAAGATATTAACTCAAAATCAATTGATTGATTATTACCCAGAGTACGAGGAGTTAATTAGAGAAGCAACCGAAACAAATCATATAAATACAACAACAGAATCACGGTATGGGCGTGAAAGTCAGGATGTAACATTAAAGTCTCGTTTATCAGGAGAAACAATATCTGGAGATAGAGAACTAGAGTTGTTTGAGCGATATACAAAAATACGTATTCCATATATGAAGATATATGACCCATTTAGCAATGAGGAAAAGATATTAAACGAGCAAGAATTTGAAGAGTACAAACAAGAACCTATTGTTATAATAACTTCTCCAGAAGAACAGACAATACACACAGATGCTCAAACAGTTACTGGATATGTGCAGATGCATGAGCAATTTGGTGATACGTTTCATTTGATGCAAGACCCTGTTACAGGGCAACCTGCACCTATGGCAGGGGAAGAGCATAAAGGTTCTATACCTAATTCTACTACACATATTGACGTTGCTACAAAAGGTCACTTAATAGAAGATAAAAAGATTTTAGTAAATCCAATAGAGATTACAAACATAAAGCAGTGCGTTGCTATTGGGGATAAAATGCTATATGAAGCTGTGTTGCCAATAGAGGAGTACCCAATTGTACCTATTATGAACGGGTTTAATAGAAATCCGTATCCAAATAGCGATGTTAGATTAGTAAAAGGGTTGCAAGAGTACATTAATAAGATACGCTCATTAATTGTAGCTCATGCATCTAGCAGTACTAACGTAAAACTTTTAATACCTCGTGGTGCAGTTAATAAGAATCAGGTAGAGCAGGATTGGGGCAGAGCAGGTACAGCCGTCATAGAGTTTGACCCTGAATTAGGAAGTCCTATTGTAGCATCTCCAATACCACTCCCAAACGAGTTGTATAAAAATGAAGCTGACGCAAAAGCTGACATAGAGCGAATATTAGGTATATATGCTTTAATGCAAGGAGATCAGGGAGCTGCACCACAAACCTTTAAGGGTACTGTGGCAATGGATGAATATGGTCAAAGACGTATTAAATCTAAACGTGATGATATTGAAGAAGCCTTAAACCAGTTAGGTAAGGTTGTTGTTGGTCTTATCCAGTATGTCTACACAGACCAAAAAATTATGAGAATTATGCAACCTAATAATAAACCAAAAGAGGTTGTCGTCAATAGTCCTCTATATGATGACATTGGCAATATAGTAGGCAAGATGAATGATATTACAATAGGTAAGTATGATGTGATTGTATTGTCTGGCTCTACTCTACCAAGTAATCGTTGGGGAAGATTTGAATACTATATGCAGTTATATAGCAGTGGCTTGATTGACCAGATAGAAGTATTAAAGCAAACTGATGTTGCGGATATGGAAGGCGTCCTTGAAAGAGCAGGACAAATGCAGCAACTACAGGGACAGGTACAACAGCAAGAAGAAGAGATTAAGAAACTTAAGGGTGACTTGCAAACTGCACAAAGAGAATCACTACATGATAGAAAACGTGTAGAGGTCAAAGAATTTGAAAAGAAGCTTGCCAAGGCTGAAGCAAAGGTAGAGATGGCAGCTAAACTATATCAGACACGATTAGGCGATGAGCTAAAAAATGCTAAGAATGAAATGGCTGTTGGTGATAATGAACAACGTCAAATGAATGAACGCATATTAAGTCTGGAAGAAAATTGAGGAAGCGGTTGCTGGAATTAACCAAATCGCAAAGGAAATAGTAATGGATAATTTAGAAGTACGTGATGCTGGTAGTGCTCCTACACAAGATGTAGAGATGTTTCAAGGCGAAATAGCCAATGAAATACCTTCTGGTGACATCCCACAAGATGCACCTTCTACACCTACACAGGAAGCAACACCAATTACAGAAACTACAGAAAATGGAGTCGAATCAACAGACGACTCTAAACGGTATGAGTACTGGCAGTCACAGGCAGACAAAGCCAAGAGTGAGCTGTCTGGACTTAGAGAAGAACTGGATTACTACAGGAATAGTTTATCTCCTGTAGAAAAGATGCTAAAGCAGAATCCAGAGGTTCTTGATAGTCTAGAAGCTAAACTCTCCAATGGTAACCCAAATGGATACCCGCAAGGATTTCAAGAGGCATCATTGAAGGAGCCCACACAACCTGATAGACCAGTCAATTACAACGAAGTCGATGCATATAATGACCCAGATAGTGAGTCATTTAAACATCGTATGGCTAAAGAGCAGTACAGAGATGAGTATTTAGACTATCTCAAGAATGTTGACAGGAATCGCACAATGCAGATGGAACAACAGTACCAACAGCAAATGGCACAACAACAGCAAGCAGCTATGAGGCAGCAAGCACATAGTCATGCTGTAAACACTTATGGATGGGAAGCCAATAAGGCTAATGAGTTCATTGAGTGGGCTAGTGCTCCTGACAATCTGAGTCTGGATAATTTAGCTAAATTGTTTGAATTGAGATCAAATACAAACCCAGTAGTGCAACAAAAAACACAAGAGATGCAAAATCAGGCAGAGCGTTTAGCTGTTCCTAAGTCAGCAGCAGTGCAGGCAGGAAAAGCAGAACAACCTCGAAATGAAGAGCAACTCTTTAGTGATGCATTATTAGGTAAGGTTTGATTGAAGTAATATAGGGAGTTACAAATGGCAGCAACAGAAAAGCAGCTATATAACAGTGGGGCTTCTAGTGTACTTTATACGGATAGACGAGATTTTTACGTTGACCCGCAAGTCACTAAAGAGCTTTGGACAGACGTCGCTCCGTTTACTACAATGGTTAGTAATCGTGAAATGCGTCAGGTACCAGACCCAATTTTTAAAATGTTTGAACACAGGAATCCTTGGGTTGGACAACAGTTTCAAAACGATGCAGAAACAGTTACTTTAGCAGTAAATGGAACTGAAAGTGCAGCTTTAAATATTAAAAGCATAAAAGGTTTATCATCTTCTGTTGATAGCAGTTGGGTAGGTCTTATTGTTGAGATATGGGATTCTGCAAAAGCAAATAAAAAAGCTACAGCAATTGTTTCTTCTGCAGTAGATGCAGATGAAATAAAAGTGAAAATCTTGAGAACAGTAAGTGGAAGTGATTATGACTTAGTTGCTGATGATTACTATTTAGTAATCGGTAATGCTCATGGTGAAGGTAGTGAAGCTCCAGATGCATGGTCTGATGAATTACAAGTTGTTTACAATTCTTGTCAGATTTTTAAGACTCCTCTACAAGTAACAGGTACGCTTCAAGCTGCTGTTCTTCGTGGAGAATCTTCTGAATTGGCTAGACTACGTAGACAAAAAGCTCAAGAACACAAAATGCAGAAAGAAAAAGCTTTCTTATTTGGTGAAAGAGTAGGTGGTACTGGTTTACAGGAAGCATCTTATGGAGCTGGTAATAACGATACTAATGCAGATGAAACATTTGGTGATGATGGTCGTACAGATGCAAATGGAAATTTAATTCGTACAACTTATGGTATTGTTTCTGCAATCGATAAATACGGTGAATCAACCTCAACTCATGACGCACAGAATATTTTTACTATATCTGAAGCAAGTTATTCTTATGGACAATTTGTAGATGATATGGAAAAAGTGTTTCAATATATTCCTGAAGCAGGCGTAAAGCGTGCATTTGTTGGAGCTGGTGCTCTTGGATATTTTTCTAAGATGGCTGGTTCTTCTGGAATAGCAGGTAACTCAGGTTGGACTGTTAATTTAGGTGACATGAAACGTGATTCATTAGGATTTAACTACAGAGTACTTGAAACACCTCACGGAATGCTACAGTTGATTCCAACTCCATCGTTACGTGGTGCTTATAATAAGTACATGTGTGTTGTATCTGATGAGAATCTATTTCATGCGCAATATAGACCAGCTCAGTATCAGGCTAATATTAAAACTGATAATGCCTTTGATGGTGTTAAAGACCAATATATGTCTGACGAGGGATTAGGTATACAGCTAATTGAGAGTCATTCTCTGTTCAAGATCACAGCGTAAGGAGGCTTATTATGGCTAGACCTT